ACCGCACCTAAAGCATTCGCAGTCATAGCAGTGGATTCCTCCCGGTGAGCGCCGATGCCAGCGTTTGTGAAAGATGTTACAAAACAGCCGCTTCACGATAGGCAGCGCTGCCCCTGCTTCTTGGTTCATGCTGATTCGCCTTGCGCTTGAACCGTGCGACGCTGCTTCGCTACAATGCCTTGCGGGTTCACATATTCGTCAATGATTATGCACCGCCTCCACGCAAAATGTGGACCAAAGGCGCTCTGTTCTGGCGGCACGAACTGCGCCCCTGCTTCTCGATGTGGGTTAGGTGTCATGCTTCCTCCGTTCTGGCGATCCCTTCGGGCCGCGCGTGCTGGTCCTGAGGGACCGCCATGTCTCCGCATGGCGCTGCTATCGCAGCAGCATCGCTATCGCAGACAGCGCAGAGTGTGTGCCAAGGAGCGCCGATGAAGATCACGCCGCAGTTGTGGCAGTCACAGCCACCTGGATCGCCATAGGCGGGCCTGTCGAAGGGGGCGCTCATGGCCGCTCCTTGAGCTTATTGACGATGCGCGCTCGCCGAGCGAACTCTGGAAACACAATCTTGCCGTTCATGCCGTGCCACGAAAGCTTGCCATGTTCATGATGGCCACTCGGCAACTCGAAATAGCCGCCAATCATAAACGGTTCTAAGTCACCCGGATGTTCGGCCAGATACGAAACAATCCCACCCGCCGTTTCCAAACCGCCGACTCCGGCTTGCCAGCCTACCGCCTCTGACACCTTGACCAGATGCTCGATAAACTCGCGCGCGGTCGGCTCTGGACGCTGCGTTTGGTCGCATGGTAGCGCTCCACATGACGAGCAACACTCAGCCTTCATCATGCGCTCCTTGCGATAGCGGCAGGCGCGCGAAGCGCCGAAACAACGAAGATTGGTTCGGGCCGAAGGCCGCCAGAGCGGCGCGAAGCGCATCGCCAGAACTATGTCGGTTAGGCATTGTCGGACCCTTTCTGGGTGGTGGCCTGGGGAGCCACGCACCGCAAATGTTCGCGTAGGAAATGGACCGCCGTTTGCTCTGGAGGCCACCCTTCGTAATCGCCGCGATGCCCAAACGGCCAAAATCCTTCATCTCGGAAGAACTCGACCAGCGGGCCAATTTCATTCAGCTTCTCGCGCAGCTTGGCATTGGCGGCCGACAGGTCGCGCACTTGCCGCTCGGCCTTTTCCGCTCGGTTTGTTTGCTCGCTAAGCGCCGCAACAACATCGCGGACGTATTTCACGCGCTCCGGATCGAATGAGCGCCCAGAATCAGTCATCATCATTCCCCCGGTGGAGTTGTACGGGATTTGTACGCGGTTTCGCGGTTTGTTCGGCGCGCGTTCCTGCATGGAACAGCAAGCGTCTATGGCGCACCCGACAGGATTCGAACCTGTGGCCTCTGCCTTCGGAGGGAATTGGTCCGAACACCTAATTAGACCCTGTTTTCAGTAGCTTGATGCCTGTCTCAGTTTCGGCTTGTACGAGTCCTGTACGAAAACCGGCCAAAATCTTGTCCTCGAAACCCTCCGCATGGGTATAGGTGCGGTTGAGCAAAACGGTGTCTGACCATCCGCCGAACTTGCCGACAGATTTGCTGTCCACACCTTGCCTGATGACGTGCTCCTGTCCGAAGCCGTGACGACCAGCGGCATGGGGTGATAGGTACGGAATGCCTGCATCCCTGCATGCCCGTTTCCAAGCCTTCAGCGGCCCGCACGATGAGGCAAAGCCGAACACGCGCTTGTTCTCCGGAGTGCGCTTCCATCCTCTCGGCACCATCGGCGTCAAGTTAGCGAGCTCCGACACCAGTTCAGGCGGGATCTGAATTTCCCTGTCGCCGTGACCCTTGGCTCCGGGAATGATGACCCTGTTTTGATCCAGCTTGAGATGGCACGGCGCCATCTGCACTGCCTGTCCCACCCTGGCTCCCGTAGCGAACATGAATAGCGCTAGCGCACCGTGCCTTTGCGGAGCTGTCGTGCGGAAGCTCAGCAGCCAAGCCCAATCGCCAGGTCGGCGCTCAAGGCGACTTGCCTTCTTGCGCTTCTTGTCCTGTGCCACTCGCTCTTGCTCGGAGTAGCCCTTGATTTTGATAGGCGGGCATTTCCCTTTGTCATTCGCGTTGTTGATGACGGCGCGGGCAGGAGTGACGACCCATCGCCTCCAAGTGTCCGTGCAGGCAGTGGGATAGAGCTTAGGCCCGAGGTCTCGGATCATGCCCGGAGTGATGCGGTCACAGCGGATTGGTCCTAGTTCGCGCAACAGAGGCTTTAAGTAGCGGGCCATCATCGGGGTTGGTTGGTACATCATGACGGCTGCCGCGAACGTTAGCGGCTGCTCCTCTTCGCCGATGAGATAGCGACGACGCTCCCGCTCCTCCCTCTCTGCGATCCAGTCCCGCGCTCCAATCTCATCAGATGCTCCAGTGCTTTCGCGGATGTAGCTGCTGATGGGCCGACCGTTGTACTCGACGCGCCCTTTCGCCCACCACGTTGACCCTCTGCGATATGCGGTGAGCATGCTTCCTCCAGGATTCGGTCGATTTGGTCGGGTGTGATAATCATAGCCTTGCCGAGCACATGGCAAGCGCCAAGTTCGCGAGCCTTGGAGCGAAGGGTGCGCTCAGACATGGGAATGCCCTTAGCTGCGAATACCTCGCACCACTCAGCCGGCGGCTTGCCGTGCTCAAGAATGAGGCTCACAGCACTCACCCTACCGCACCCGCCTAAGCTTAGGATGCACTATACGGAAATCGCTCCAGCTGCGTGACCATTTCGGATGCGACCTTGAGCGAATCGCCCTCACGCACAGCCACTCATGCTCATCGTTACGCCATGAGAGGATATTGCAGACGCGGGTGGCTATGGGATCGCGCTCAGGTGTTTGGTGGAGTGCGTAGGGTTTCATTTTGCGTCCCCGCTTTCAGCGGTCGTGCTCTCATGCTCCGCACGAAGCCAATCTTCGTTGTCTTCGCCTTCGGTTTCGATCCCTGACGAAGGTTCCGGAAAGGCCTCTTGCAGGCGATTTCGCCAGTAGTCGCGTGACTCGTACCACTGCTTACCGACGCTCTCTCCCACGACAGGATCGCCTTCTGCGGCGCGATATTCCTTTAGTTGCTCAGGCGTCGTGAGATATTGAAGACGGGCGGCAATTTGCTCATCATCTAGCAGGCCACCTTCGCGCATCTCATAGAGCGCATTTTTGTAGCGTTCGTATAAACCCTTGTAGTGACCAAGCTCCTCGCGATGCCAGCGATAGCGGTCGGTATAGCACCGCGCATTTGTCTCCAGTTTATTGAGACGTTCAATGGCGCGATCGATTGCCTTCGCGTGGATTTGGACTTGAATCTCATTCAGAAGCTTGCGCCGGTCATCATCCTCAACACCACCAGCCCATCTGTTCGCCATGCAATAGACGAAGCGCTCACGAACGCTTTCATCTCGCCACAAGCCCTCTGCCAATTCTTCAGCGGGAACGCGACGAAGGATCAAATCAACGAAGTCCTCGACGGGAATACGCATCTCGCCCTCGCTGAACGACAAGTTCGGCATCGGATTTTCGGAGGCGCCCCAGCGATTGTAGAGGTGGGCAACCTTGGCCGGCTGCTCATGGTCATCAGGAACTGCGATGCTGTAACCGGGAATCTTGTAAATTCTCTCGCCGTTGACCGTAATGTCAGGCTCTTTCAGGCTAGCGCGGTTGCCCCAATTGTCGTAGATTTGCTGGACAGCTTCGGACGTGCTCATGCGGCTCTCGCTTCCTTCGTTAGTTCTTCGACGCTCACTCCCAGCCAGTTCGATAGAGTCTTGAAGCTCCAATCGATGTAAGCTGCGCGCTCGTTCTCGGTCATTTGATGGAACGAGATGCTGTCGTAGTCCTTGATTTCCTGACCGCTCGGCAGCTTCACGACTTTGACCAGCCCGTAGCGGTCCTTCAGCACCTTATGCAGGAGTGAGTCCGTGAGGCCGGGGGCCTGCTCGTCTAGCATCGGCGCCGCGAGGCCAAGGACGATCCAATACAACGCAATCCGCTTGTTGTTGCCTTGGGTGCGGGTGAGCTTGACGCGCACCTTGCCTGTGACGGCAGCAAGGGCTTGCTCGGCAGCGGGGTTGGCGGGGAAAAGTCCGCCCAAGCGCCGCTCGAAGATGAGAGGAACTTCGTCAGCCATAGGGATTATCCAACCTGCTCCTGAACGGTGAGCGCTCAAAGAACTCGCGAGCCAGCGCCATGAGGCTAATGCCGTGGCGCTTCTCGAACGTCTGCTCACCAATGCGGTGACATTCTCGGTGATGTTCGGCACAGCCGCTCGCGCAGTAAGCGTCCGATGGCTTCATGCCGGTGCCGGAGTTGGCTGCACGGCGAATGTGCATTGCCTCTATCGGCATGTTCGCGCAGCCAGGAACGACGCACAGATGGGTGCGTACCCAATCGCGATGAGCAGGCGAGCGAAGCCTAGGCTTGCCGCGCAGCTCACGTGAGTTGATGCGCGCTGGCAGCGTCACGCCGCCGCCCTCAGCTTCGCCCGCAACCTATCCTCACGGTTGGCTTTTAATTTCGTGAGCCTCCAGATGGCGTCGGTGCGGTAGAGCTCGCGTCGGCGCATCCTACGTTCCAGGTTCCTGACAAAGCGCCATACTCGCTCTGTTTCTCGTTCGGCGGCGGTCATTAAACACTCGCCTCAGCAACGGTTTTCAGCGCAGCCGAGCGCTCGTCATAGATCTGCTCAAAGCGTCTGGACTCCTCGCCGTCGAGCGATTCAACCGCATCACCGTTCCTGCTCAGCCAGCCCTGCAATTCCTGCCAACTGTCGACTTCGGCCAAGGTTGAGCAGAGCAGCTGGTAAGTGAGGCTTTCTTGCTTTGGAGCTAGCGCCTCACGGTAGTTTTTAATGAACGCCTTGTAGCCCTCGAAATCCTCGCCATCGCCTGTCCACCATTCGTGGTTGGCGTCCTTGATCGTTTGCAGATCATCCTTGTTGGCCGAGATGATGGCGTTAAACTCTTCCAGGCTCTGCGCCTTCTCGCACTCAGTCTGCATGGCGCGCAGACGCTGCTTGATCTTGTGGATGCCGACTACTTTCTGACGCTCTGGTTGGCCTTCGAGAATTTCGCCAGTCTCAGGATCGTGCGGCTCGTCCGCCTTAGGCTCGAAGCTCGCCACTTCCTCAGGCACATAGAGCCCGCTGGTCGCCCCAGGGTACACCGTGCGTACACCCTCGCTGATGACGCGGCTGCGGAACATCTGGCGCGGATATTTGGCGTACATGCCATTGCTGCCAAGCTGAGCCTTCTTGGCCCGCTCCTTGTCCCATGAAATACGGGCCGAACCGGCAGGGTGGGTGAACGTCGCGTCGGCCCCGTCATCGTCCAGCTTGTGCCACTCAACCTTGCCGCCCGAGTTGATAAAGTCGCGCAGCATCGCCTCAGCCTTCTTCGCTGGCTTGCCGCTGATGACGCTGTAGTCGCGGAACACCACGGCAGGATGCTGGCCCTCAGCCTGGGCGAGCAGACAGAGCGTGAGGACGCCATAGGGGTCTTTCAGCCCGAACATGCCGCTCTTGGCGATCGCTCCAGCGATGCGCTCAACCTCGCTCATGCTGAATGAGGGTGCGCCGCCTTTGATGATGGTAAGGTCGTTCACTTGTTCGTCGGGAGGCGCTTATTCGGCCGACCCTCCCGTCCCTTGTGTTCGTTCGAAAGTTGATCGAAACGCGCAGCGGCGAGACCCGTAGGGGCTCGATCCGAAGGATGAGAGCAACGGTGCTGCGAAGCAGCATTCGCCAACCCTTCATCCCTTGGTTGCTCACTCGCTTTGCGAACGATGAGACAGCAGTAGTCTGCTACAGCGTCGGCTCTCCGCGCTTCAGCATCAGTCATTCCCCATGCGGATTGAGATTGGTTCATGCTGGTATTCCAGAAATGGTGACTTGGACGCGATAAACTTGCGCGTGTCGGAAAGCGGACTTAACCCGAGGGAGTGCATCCCGAGCGGCCTTGCGCGTCCTGAACAGCGCTGTGCGGTTGCCGTCGCATTGGACGGGGATATCCCATCCCCAATAGCCGACGCCGATGAAGCCGTGGCCTTCGGACGAATGGCTGTAGATGGCCCAAGCCGTGCGCGTCTTCGTCATCATGCGGCCACCTGAAACCGCCCGCTGGGCAGCTCTTTCGGATCAAGGTCAGCGCGCTCTGGCTTTACGCCATAATGATGAACCTTGATTTTGAACCAAGCTCCATCCCTGAGGAAGTAACCACCAGCTTGTGGCAGACCGGAGATGTCATTTGGATCGCCGCGAAGTTCTCTGAGGAACTCTGCTGCGCTTGTGGTGCTGGCGTCTGCGATGTAGGTCATGCATCACCTCGCGCTTTCGCGAGCAATGCAGCGAGTTTGCAGTCGGGAACGTGGCCCCAACGCTTGGCTGCACCGCAGTACGGGCAACCGTCCTCAGTCCCACCTTGCGGATGGTCCACTTGCCCTCCCCATTCTAGGGTTTCGAGCATCGAAAGCATTTCAGGCGCTGCGACTATCAAGGTCGCATTAGCGCTTGCTTCCAAGGCGTCGTTCGGGTCGATAATCCGAATGTCAGCGACACCGAAACGTGCTTTCCCAGTGCCAGCCAAGATGGTAAGGTGACGACCGCCGAGCGTGTCAGGCTGCGGGCCATAGATACGCCACGGACCCGGTGTTGGCCTGCCCTTGGCGACGGTTGCAATGTCGCCGCTCACCGCAGGAACTCCTGCCCGCCGAAATAGACGATGCAGAACACGGCGATCGCGAGACAAAACGCGCGAACAATCCGCTGCTCGCTCAACCTACGCTCTACCTTATGACGCCATTCGTGTTGGCCTCGCTGATCGAATGGATCGTGGTTGGTGAAGAGGTCTGGCTTGCGGTCGTTTGCTGCCAGACGGTCGCGCTTGGCTAGCAAGGCGTCGTTCCAGACGCGTTCGCGTTCGTTCCATATGGTGTGGCGGGTCATGCTTCACCGCCGATCAGATCGAACCATCCGAGCGGATAGATGCCAGCAACCTCTTTGAGTGTGATGCTCAGCGGAGCGAAGCGGCCAGCGATTGTAACGTGGTCAAGATCAACCACGGCAAGCGGTCTCTGGTCGAGGGCACGCGCCCAACGAACCTTTACTCCCGGTTGCCAAGGGTCTTGACCACCCATTGCTGAAGGATTGTGAGGCATTATGCGGCCTCCACTTCTGCAAGTAGCTTGCGAGCCGCATCGCGCAGCACCTTGTAGCTGTCGTCGGCGGTGAATGACTCCTCGCACTCCTTGAGCAGTTCCAAGAGCTGCGGAGATTTGGCGATCAGGCGCGCATCGGCCGCCACGTTGTCACCAGTGATCTCGACGCGCAGAACATAGTCGCCGCCGCGAGTCTTGTGGCCGCGCGGCTTGAACTTGCCGGTGAGCGAGTGCGTCGGCTCAGCGGTAGCGGTATTAAAGGTCGGGCCGAACCACGGCCCCGGCGTCGAGCGTATTCCCCATTTGAGATCGGCGTGTGCCATTCCGTGCCTCCGTTGATGGAGACACGTATATATACGCATAAGAATAACGTCAAGCGCAAAATATACGCGCTAGGTAGAAATATACGTTACCCGATTAGGCGACGAGTCGCGGCTATTCCTCGGCTTGGTAGCTGCCGACGACCACGGCGATGATTCGGATTTCCGCTATTCCGTCGCCGGGATCGCTCGCGGAAATGGGAGTTTGAAAAGCCGGATCAGTCGAGCGGGGAATTAGCCACTCGCGCCCTGTGTCATCGCGATAGTATTCCTTGACGGTCGCCTCTACGGTGCCGTCCTCCCTGTGGCGCTCGACAATGACGCGCCGGCCATTCTCAAGCTCTCTGTTCCACGCTTCGAGGTTTACGCAGTCGAGAATAGTGCCTGGCGGATAAACCAGATTCATGCTCGCACCTTCAGCCCTGAGGCCGAAGCGCGTTCCGTCCGGAGCTTCTACGTGGGATCCACCGCCGTATGGGATCCAATCGTCTTGCGGCCATTCATACGCCAAGGCCCATACACCTGCCTGAACTGTTCCCCGAACCCAAAAGCGATTCAGCGCGCCTGAAGTTGCAGGCTTTTGTACTGAACCGCCTATGAACGTGTGGATTGTTTCCCCAATTAGTTCAGCGAGATGAGCAAGTTTCTCAGGCTCGGGCATTGAGCCTCGTTCCCAACGTGAAACAGTGGCCTGAGTTACTCCCATCCGCTTTGCGAACTCGGCTTGATTCAACCCCAACGATAGTCGGAGCTGCTTGATCTTATCGCCCACTGCTCTTGCCATGGAGCGGCGATAACCACTCAAGCGCGAATGTCCCAACTCGCTGACGTATATACCGCTTGACCCCGTCATGACCAGACGTATATATACGTATTTATGACTGGCACGGACTTCCGGACAATCCGAAAAGCAATGGGTCTCCGGCAACAGGAGCTGGCTACGCTCATGGGCGTAACTCAGGCTACGGTTTCGCGCTGGGAGACGAACGACCTCAGCATCGACACGCGGACTGAGACGACCATCAAAGCATTGCATCTAATGAAGTCGGCCGCATGAGCGTCGTCTATTTCATTCAGGCCGGTGCTGGCGGCTGCATCAAAATCGGGATTGCCAGCAATCTTCAGAGCCGCATTTCCTGCCTGCAAATAGGCTGTCCGGACATGCTGGTGCTGCTGGCATCCGTGCCTGGCGGCGCGAAAGAAGAATCCTTCCTGCATGAGCATCTGCGCCGTCACAGGGTTCGTGGAGAATGGTTCAAGCCCGCACCCGAAGTCCTAGATGCAGTTGAATCTGCGAAACAGGGACGATTTCCTGAGCCGCGATCCTACGCTCCATCTCCGCTCGGAGAGTTTTCGCATCTGCGAAATATCGTCGGATGGATACGGGCAAGAGTTGCGATGCGGGGTTGGTCCCCGGTGCGCTTGGCAGTCGAGGCGGGGCTTGATCGCAATACGCTTCTTGGTTGTGAAAGCGACGATTGGAATCCGACCTATTCGACGTTGCTCGCCTGTGAGCTGACGCTTCTCGGAATAAGCAAGCGAGACGCGGCATGACCGCATGGCCCCGCGTTGCAGCCATGCAGTTGGCGACCAGAGGTAATTTGCCCCTCGCCTCTGGCCGCCTCACTCCACCCGGAGGCCGCTGATGAGCGGCGGGGGGATTGTCACCGCTATCGACACAACGCTCGCTGAGCGGGGCAATCGCTATGGTTCGTTCGTCGGCCACGCGAAGATAACGCAATCCATCAAACGCGCAATGATCGACAGTCCGAATTGGGCTGACCTCGCCGACGACAGACGGGAAGCTTTGGAGATGATCGCGCACAAGGTTGGGCGCATCCTCAACGGCGACCCCGACTACCACGACAGCTGGCACGACATCGTCGGCTACACAAAGCTCGTTGCCGACAGGCTTGAGAGATAAGCCGTGAGCGCTCTCTACACCGCTCTCGCAATCCTCGGCATCATCGCCGCTGGCCTCACCCTCTTGGGTATCTGGCTCCTGTTCGAGCACGTTCTCGATTTCGCCGCGAAGACGCATGAGGATTTCGACCGCGATTTCGCCCACGGCGACTGCCCGCACCTTCCGCGCGAGCTGAGGACGAGCCAGCGAAAAGGTGCTCACCGAGCTAGCGCCGGCCCGTCCGGTACATATTCTACTCATTTTTCTCTATCCGGCCCTCTTAGTGGGGCGGGCGGCTTTTAGATGGCTTCCGCACCAGACTCTACGGGAATTTCGAGGGTCTATTCCCGCACCAACGCGAACGACTGGCTGTCAGGCCCTAACGGTCCGCTGTCTCGCGAGATGCGGGTCAAAGGCCTCACCAACGAGATGCTGGAAAAGCTCTCCGGAGTGCCAGAGCGGCGCATCGAAATGTACCGCAGTCAGACTGAGGAAGCGCCGGTTTATCTTGAGGACATTTGGGCAATAGCCACCGTCCTTGGTCCTCGTTTCCTCACCGGCCTTCTCTCCAAAATCGGAATGTACGCCGCCGAGTTCAACGGATCCAGCCCTGAGAAGATCGCGGGCGAAATCATCCAGCTAGCGGCCAAACTTACAGGAGGAGATGGAAAATGATCTATACGCCATACCACCTATCGCAGTCCATTCGCGTGGGCCGCGACTATGACGCCCAATATGGAGTCCGCGTTGGGGGATCCGGTGGCCGGATCATAGGCTCTGAGCTCCTGCTTAATCGCGATCAGGCTGTGTTGCTCTGCTCGCTCCTAGAACAAGCACATGACGCTGGGCGCGAGGAGCGCATTGCGGCATGATCGACAAGCGCCTGCAATCGTTAATCGAAGCGCCTCTCGCCGACCCTGTAAAGCTGGCGATTCACGGTGAGCCGCGAAAGATTAAGCGTGGCCCGCGCGTTCGTGAGAACGATAATATAGGTGCTCCAAAACTGAGCCGCGATCAGCTCGCAGAGCGGAAGTCGAAACAGTTCAGCGCGAAGCTCAACTCGCTGTTCGACTACTACGCGACGACCAACCTTCCGGCCGAGAAGGTTGCTGAGCATGTGGGCCTATACCGACAGGTTCAGACTGGCATGGACGACAAGGGAAAGCCCGTGTTCACGCGCGCTCCTGACATCAAAACAGTCGAAGCGCAGTTGGCGTGGCGCCGGAGGGCCGCAGCATGAGCCTCAGATCGTGGCTGTTTTTACGTCGCCACCACCACTCCTGTAACCGCACAATAGCAAGCGCTCGTGAGCTTGCCCGTATCGGTCATGAAAAACGCCACGCAAAGAAGCTCGCCCTAGCCAGAAGGATCCGTGAGGAACTCGGGCTTGAGCCTGATGGGCGGCTGGTGTGAGCGCGCTTCTCGAGCTGCCTTGGCCTCCAGCATCTCTCAGCGGTCACAGCGACAAGCACTATTGGAGGATGCGCCCTATCATCGCCAAGCACCGCGAATGGGCGCTGAAGGCCGCTCTAGCGATACGTAACAACGTTAGCGTCACCTTGGGCGATAACAGCGACATTCGCGTGTCGGCGACATTCTATCCGCCCAATCGACGCAGCGACCGCGTATCGTACCCAAATCGGCTGAAACCGTATTGGGACGGTATCGCGGACGCGCTCTGCGTAAATGATCGCCGCTTTCTACCGACATATCACTTTGCCGAGCCGGTCTCAAACCCGCGCGTCGTCGTGGTCATCGGCTAATGCCCCCATCCCGCCAACAGCTCTATGAGCACGCCTGCCGTCTCGAGCAATTCGCCGAGCTGCTGAGCCTGAACCTCGGCACACGCGAAGCCGCGGAACGCATGGGCATCACTCCCAAGCGCGCAGACAAATACCTCGCGCGCATCCGCAGGGATCTGGGGAGCCAGGCGCGATGAACATAGTTCCCATCAAACAGGAAGCCGTGCCTCTCCAGCGCTGGGCTCAGCCGCCGTGCTGTCCGCTATGCGGATCTCCTCAAAACCCTCGCCTGATGGTCGCGCATATCCAGGCATTGGTAGCAGCCTATTTCGGGCTTCTCCCACGCGACATGACGACGCAGGAAAGACGCTTCGAGGTATCGCATCCCCGCCAGGTTGCGATGTACCTTTCACACGAGCTTACCTCGCAATCGCTCATCGAAATAGGAACGCGGTTCGGAGGCCGGGACCATTCCACCGTGCTTCACGCGGTCAAGGCCGTGCAACGAAGGATGCTGGCAGATCCCGAGCTCGAGGCTGACGTTGCAGCTCTGCGCGCGAGACTGGTGGGATGAGTGTACGCGCCATGTCAGCCGTGTGGGATCTAGACCTCCCCGATAGCGACAAAATAGTGCTTCTCGCGCTGGCGGATTGCGCCAACGATGAAGGCCATTGCTGGCCGTCTGTGGCCTCGCTTGTTCGCAAATGCAGCAAGAGCGAACGCACCATTCAGGGCTGCATCAAACGTCTTGTTGACGAAGGGCTGCTGATCCGTCGCGAGGTTTTGGGAAAGGGTTGTAATTACACGGTTTTGCCGAAGCGTACCGCAGCGCCTGCGCCCCGCAAAGATAGCACCGGCGCAGATCCTGCACGGGCGCAGGGAACGACGGATACCCCCGCAGCGGCTGCGGACAAACCATCAAGAACCATCACTTCAGAAGCTAAAGCTCCTGAATTGCGCGTGATCGATGCTTGGAATGAATTGCCGAAAGTTCACAAGGCCAAGGTTCTCGACAATTCACGTAAGCAAATGCTTCGTCTTCGGATCAAGGCTCACGGCCTGGAGACCATGCTGGAGGCGGTCAGGCTGGTCGGCCGATCGCCGTTCCTCCGCGGCGAGGTGGGCGATGGCCGCATGGCCGACATCAACATCATTCTCCAGCCGAAGACCTTGGCTCGGGTTCTGGAAGGATTCTACGGCATGGACGAAGTGAAGGCCGAGCTAGGGCCAGCTGAGCGCATGTCCCAGCTTCGGCGGGTTATCCCGATCTATGAGCGCGACGGACACACTGAGTGGGCCGCCCAAGCGCGTCGGATGCTAGAAAAGCTAGAGGCTGAAAACCCCGATGCTGGTCGCGCCGCCGCTATGATTGCAAACATCGCGAGGGTGGCATGATGGCGCGCAAAAAATTTGTTTTCCGGGTGCGCCCCACGGCTTTTGGTGAACCAGGAGCGAAGCGGTCACAGGACAACAAGCCCTCTCGTGTAATGAGAGAGCCTGTCCGGACCACTTCAGTCGACCACGGCTTTTGGAGCCACCTGTCGCTTCGCAGTCGCTCGGGGATGGGATTATCCCAAGCTTGGCCGTTGCTTTCGAGGCTTTTTCCCGCCCCGCTCATCCCCGCTCGGCCTTTCGGACTCGGGTGGTGCTTTGATGAGGCCCCGCTGGTAACACCAAGCTACTTTCGCAGCATCTCACGCCAGCGGTATCAAGCCCAGCCACGAGACGGTCGAACTCGTAGCAGAAAATGCGGTGGTGAGCAATCGCCCGGATCGAAGCCGAATGGCCTAAACAACAAAGATTGGTTCGGTGCGAAGCACGAGAGCCGGATAAGCGCCAAAACACCAACGATTTCAACCATCTCACCCACCGGAGGAAGGTAATGGCGTTGAGGGGGAGGGAGTAAATGTTCATGGGTATCTTCCACGGAGCGGCGACGCTCGAAGCAAGGCGCGCAGCGGGACTCCCAACCTCGCTACCATGCCCGAAAGACTTTGACACGGTGTTCGTCCTGATCGGACGGCAAGCGTGCGAAGAATGGTATCGCGTAGGCCGGGCAACAGTCACCCGCTGGCTCGATGACCGCGGCAAGGAACTGCTCATCTCGGCGAGGTCGGATCATGTCCGCTCCCAGGCCCGAACAAGGCTGCGCGCATGTCCGCCTGATTTCGCCGCGGCATTTCCATATCTCGGGCTCAAGGGCTGTCGTCGACGCTACCGAGCTGACTGGCGGCAAATCTACCGCTGGCTCGAGGAATGTGGACGCGAGAAGCTGATTGAGGCTCGCCGCAGACAAACAGGCGATCGCGAGGTCGGAAGACATGTGAGGTTGATGGGTAACGTCATCGGCTATCAGGTCTCAAACCTAAAGACCGCTCCCTCAGTTGGTGGACAATAAGAGCGCTATGCCTGAACCGCAAAAAACGGTCGATAAGCGGATTACTCCGCAGTTTCTGGCGCAGGCCGGTAAAGGCCGACCGAAAGGCGTCAAGAACAAGACGACGCTCGCCATGAAGGAAGCGATTTCCTGCGTCTACAACGACCTTCAGGAAGATACCGGAGAGGAGCACGGTCACTTCAAGGCATGGGCGAAAGAAAATCAAACCGAGTTCTACAAGATCGCTGCCAAGCTCATCCCGATCGATGTCAACGCCAACGTCGACGGCGGTCTTGAGATAGTGTTCGGCCGTGCGCCAAGTCAGGATTGAGCTTACCGCGCCGCAGGACGACTTCGTTCATGCCACCGAACAGTTCCCGGCGATGGTCGCTGGATATGGCTCGGGCAAGTCTCACGCTGCGATCTGGCGCACGCTGAGATTGAAGCTCGGCTATCCGGGGCAGAATGTCGGATACTATCTGCCGACCTACGATCTCGTTGCGAGAATGCTGTATCCCAGGTTTGCCGAAACGCTGGACCTGCTGAAGATCAGGCATCGCATCAACAAGAACGACAACGTGATCGAGATTATCGGATCAGGTCTCGTCATCGCCCGCACGATGGACAACCCTGAAAAGATCGTCGCTTATGAGGTAGCTGATTCAATCGCCGACGAGCTCGACACGCTCAAGACCGACAAGGCCCGCGATGTATGGAACAGGATCATCGCCCGCAATCGTCAGAAGAAGCCAGACGGCTCGCTCAACAGCGTCGGCGTGGCCACTACCCCTGAAGGCTTCCGGTTCGTTTACGAGCGATGGAAGAAGAACCCTGGTGCGGGGTACAGGCTCATCAAGGCGTCGACCTATTCGAACGCATCCAATCTCCCGCCCGGCTATATCGACAGTCTCAAGGCGAGCTATCCATCTAACTTGCTGGCAGCCTATCTCGACGGCGAGTTCGTCAACCTCACCAGCGGCTCAGTGTATCCTGAGTTCGACCGCGTGCACAACGCATCGTCAGAGACCATCCGCACCAGCGAACCGCTTCACATCGGAATGGACTTCAATGTCGGAAAGATGGTGGGCGTCGTGAATGTGCTTAGAGAGGGCGATCCTCACGCTGTCGACGAACTGACCGGCATTCTCGACACGCCGGCCATGATCGCGAGCATCAAGTCTCGCTATGAGGGCCATGCGATCTTCGTCTATCCCGATGCCAGCGGTGGAAACCGCAAGAGCCAGAACGCCAGCGAAAGCGACCTGGCACTGTTGAGAGCCGCTCGGTTCACTGTGCTCAACAATCCATCCAATCCGGCTGTCAAAGACCGCGTTCTGAGCATGAACCAGATCATCCACAGCGAAGGCAAGAGACGGTTCAAGGTGAACATCGACAATTGCCCGATGCTGGTCGAGTGCCTCGAGAAGCAGGCATACGACAAGAACGGCGAGCCCGACAAATCGAGCGACCTCGATCACTCGCCAGATGCGCAAGGCTATTTCATCGCGTACAAGTTCCCGGTTGTGAACCGGACCATTCGCCGCGTGAGCATTGGCGGCATCTGACAAACCTAACCCGCGCTCCCCGTTGCTGCGTAGCGTTCGCAGAGCATGGCCGGCACAGGTGTAAGAGCGACCCACGCGGATTACGACGCCTATTCCGCGAAGTGGAAAAGGTGCCGCGATGTCGTAGCTGGTCAAGACGCGATGCACACCGCGCGCACGGCCTATTTGCCCAAGCTCAAGGATGAAAGCGATGGCGCAGACGGCTATCTCAACGGCACATCGGACGGAGATTACGGCGCTAGACTGAAGCGCAGCGACTTCTTCAACGCGACGTGGCGCACGATCGATGCTTTGGGTGGCATGGTCTTCCGCAAGCCGATCAAGGTTGAGGTTCCTGCGGGGATCAAGGACTATCTCGACGACATCACCATGTCCGGCGTATCGATGGAGGACTTCGCCAAGGAAATCCTCGAGGATGAACTGGCGGTAGGCCGCATCGGCATCCTGGTCGATTATCCCCAGCGCCCTGATAATGTTGTTCCGCTGACCGTGGCCGCCGCACAGGCGCAGGGTTATCGCCCGACGCTTCAGCTCTACTCAGCTGAGAATATCCGCAACTGGAAGTTCACCCGCATCAACAATTCGTGGATGCTGAGCATGGTCGTGCTTGGCGAGAAGGCGCCTGTTCCCAAGGACGAGTTCACCGATGACATGGAGGACCGTTATCGCGTCCTCGATCTGGAGAATGGCTCGTACCGGCAACGTCTGTTCAAGGTCGTCGACCAGAAAGATGTCCTGATCGACGAGTTCTACCCTCTGATGAACAACGCGCCGCTCGACTTCATCCCGTTCAAGATCGTCGACCCCAACGGCAAGGGCGACTGCATCGATGAGCCGCCGCTGATCGATCTGGTGGACAAGAACGTTGCCCATTATCAGGTCAACTCAGACTATCGGCACGGGCTGCACTTCACCGCCTTGCCGGTCGCCTTCTTCGCTGGCTTGCAGCTCGATGAAGGCGAGAAGATCACCATTGGCTCGTCATCGGCCATTGTCGCACCAGATCCCACCGCAAAGGCGAGCTACCTCGAGTTCAGCGGCGACGGGCTGAAGACCATCGAAAGCGCACTCACCCGCCTAGAGACGCAGATGGCGCTGCTCGGTGCCCGCATGATCGCCGACGAGACCAAGAGCGCGGTAGAGACCCTTGGCGGCACGATCATCAAGCGAGCCGGTGAGAATGCCGTACTGTCAAAGATTTCGCGTTCTGTCAGCCGTGCACTTGAATGGGCATTGGGCGTATTTGCCGATTGGGCAGGCTCGCCGGGGAAAATCACTTACGAGCTTAATCGCGACTTCATCCCGCCAGCGATGGACGGACGCCAACTGATGGCCCTAGTCACTGCGGTACAGGGCGGACGCATCAGTGACGAAGAGTTCTTCGAGCTGATGCAGCGGTCGGACGTGATCGACAGCGACAAGACCTTCGAGGAACACCAGGAACAGATTAAGGCGCAGGGGCCGACTGCTGTGCCTGCACCTGCACCGCAACAGGGGGCTGCGGCGTGAGCGAGGTGTTTCTCATGCTCGCCCGCGCTCTCATTGGTTGGGGAATGCTCTGCCAAGCCGCGGCTGAGTGGTGCATCTCCGAAGGCTATCGCAACCTATGAGCGAGTTGGAACTACGTGACGCGATCATTCGCCACGCGCTCCAGCTACAGCGATTGGCAGCTGGTCAATCGGCCGATGTGGACAAGATCCTCGCACAGCTGGAGGCCGAACTCAGAGCGCTGCTCAACTCCAACGTCTTGAGCGAAGCCGGCAAGCGCGAGATTCAGCAGCTCATCAACCAGGCCGATGAACTGATTACCCCGGCCTATGCCGATGTCGCATCAGCGGTCGATACCCACGCTCTTGCCATCGTCGTCGCGGAAAAGACCGTTCAGGCGCTTGAGGACGTGCTTCCTGTAACAATCGCTACTCCCACTGCCGAACGCCTCGCCAGCCTCACCAAAGACGTGATGATCGATGGCGCTCCATCATCGGCATGGTGGGACAAGCAGGCGGAAGACACGGCGTTCAAGTTCGCCGCGGCGGTCAGACAAGGGGTGATTAATGGCGAGACGAACGAGGCCATCGTTGCCCGCGTTGCCGGATCGCGAGACACCACAGGGATACTGGACGTTGCGCGAAGGAATGCCCGTGCTCTGGTTCACTCATCCGTCATGTCTGCAGCCAACGATGCGCGGCTCGCTACCTTTCGTAAAAACTCGCGCTTCATAACCGGTGTCCGCTGGCTCTCGACGCTCGACAGCCACACCTGCATTACGTGCGCTGCTCTCGACGGTCAGGCGTGGGATCTGCAGGGCGACAAGCTAAGCGGAACCGAACTCGACTTCACCGCGCCGCCCAAGCATTGGTCATGTCGCTGTGTACTCTCGCCGATCCCCAAGGGCTTCAGTGATCTTGGGTTGAACATCGATGTGCCTGAGGGAACGCGGGCGTCATCGCAAGGTCCGGTCCCGGCCACGACAACCTTTGCCGACTTCCTCAAGCGGCAGTCGCCTGAGTTCGTCGACAAGGTGCTCGGGGCGAGAAGGGCCGAACTGTTTCTCAACGGTAAACTTACACTCACCGATCTGGTGAGCGGAACCGGGCGACCACTGACGCTCGAAGAATTGTGAGAGGAAATTAGAATGCGGAAACTAACGCTAGTCGCTGAAGAAGCCGACGAACCGATCGCAACAATCGACGGCCAGCAAATCGATTGGGAAGCCGCCGCAAAAATTCGCCGGCAAGCTTACGAGGCATATTGCAACGCAGGCTTCCTTAGCAAGCACGCCTTGGAATTGTGCAAAATCATTCGTTTCGGTTGAGAGGAAGGAATTAATCATGGCTGAGGACAAGACATTTACGAAGGCAGAGGTCGACGCGATGATCGAGGCCGCTGTTGCCAAGGTCGGCGAGAAGGTTGACGAGCTCTCATCGAAGAACGCTGGCCTGCTCGACGATCTCAAGAAGGCCCAGCGCGAAGTGAGAGCCGCCAAGGACATCAAGCCGGAAGACCTGGCTGCGGAATCGGAGCGCGCCGACAAGGCCGAAGCTGCTCTGAATGAGGCAACCAAGAACCTCAAGGCAATCACGACCGAGCGCGACAAGGCGATGAAGGCGCTGGAAACCGAGCAAGGCGCTGCCCGCACCTATGCGCTCGATGCTGAGATCAACTCGGCCATCGCGTCGGGCAATATCGTGCCAGCTTTGGTTCCCGCTTTCATGGCGATGGTCAAGCAGCAGGCCAAGGCCGATCTGGTTGACGGCAAGTATGCTGTGAGCATCGGCGACAAGCCTGCGACCGACTATATCAAGACGTTCCTCGAGAGCGAGGACGGCAAGGCATTCAAGGCCGCTCCAATCAATGGCGGCGGCGGCTCGCAAGGCAGTCAGGGACAGGGCGGTAGCGGCAAGACCATTCCCCGCTCTCAGTTCGATGGATTGAGCCAACCCGAGCGCGTCACCTTTGCCAAGGAAGGCGGCAAAGTCGTCGACGCTTAACGAGGCGGCAGGAATGCGCTATGGCGTGCCCATGCGCTTCCTGCTCGTCTTGCTACTCGCTGTAGCAACCCCATCCTTCGCTGCTGAGCAGTTCGACCTGCAATGCTCTGGTTCCATCTATGATGGAGGGCCTATCAGCCGCCATTACCGCGTCGATTTAACGGCGAACAAATGGTGCGCCAACGGCGACAACGGCGTCTGTGCGACCAGACCTATTGCCGAAACCGACCCGGACCTGATCTGGTTCGAAAAGGAGCCGCGCAAGTTTCCCAGCGATGTGGGGATCATCCACTATGTCAGTCGACTCAATGGCAAATGGTACTGGCATCTGGGACCGATGGAGGTTGAAGGAACCTGCGAGAAAGCTCCCTTTTCCGGTTTCCCCAAGCTAGACACCAAGTTCTAGCGCTCAAACCTATCTAGCGCTCCCCATACCCACATAATCTTTCGCTTGGCCGGTGGACCCGGCCCCGCGACCGCCAGTGGACCTGGCTGCGGATGCACATTCTGCAACCGGAGTCATACCAATGGCGAACGTCTTCACCAATCTTGCCGCAGACATCTACAAGGCCGCTGACATTGTCGGCCGCGAGGTCGTCGGCTTTGTTTCATCGGGCACCATCAACGGTGGCACCGAGCGCGCCGCGAAGGGCGATACCGTCCGATCCGCATTCACTCGCCCGCAGACGGTCAACACGACCTATGCGCCGAGCATGACCATTCCCGAGGGCACCGATCAGACGGTCGATAACAAGACCGTGGTCCTCAACAGCTACGTCTCGGTGCAGATCCCGTACACCGGAGAGGACATCAAGCACCTCAACAACGGCATCGGCTACGAGACCGTTTACGGCGACCAGATCGCCCAGGCATATCGTACCTGCGTCAACAAGATCGAGCTCGACGGCTGGAACGAAGCCCGCAAGAACGCAACCCGCGCTTATGGTACGGCGGGAACGACCCCGTTCGCGTCGAACTTCAACGATCTGGCCCAGGTCCAGAAGATCCTTGTCGACAACGGTATGCCGTTCGACGGCCAGCTTTCGGCAATCTACGACACGACCAGCATGGCCAACCTGCAGTCGCTCTCGCAGCTGCAGAAAATGAACGAGGCCGGCACTGGCGAACTGCTTCGGCAGGGCTCCGTCGCTGAGCTGATGGGCTTCATCCTGAAGCGCTCGGCGCAGATCGGCGTCACGACCAAGGGTACTGGCGCCTCCTACACGACCGATACCGCTGGTTATGCGGTTGGAGCGACGGCAATCACGCTCATCACCGGCTCGGGCACGATCCTTGCTGGCGATGTCGTGACGTTCGCTGGCGACACCAACAAGTACGTGGTGGCAGTCGGCAATACGGCGCCTGGCGTAATCACGCTGGCCTCTCCCGGCCTTCGCGTGGCGATCCCGACTTCGGCCACGGCAATGACGATCGGCGGCAACTTCACGGCAAACGTTGCCCTGCACCGCAATGCAATCGAGCTTGCGATGCGTCCGCCTGCTCAGCCTGAAGGCGGCGATGCAGCGGTCGACAACATGGTTGTGCAGGATCCGCATTCGGGCCTCACCTTCGAACTGGCGGCCTACAAGGGCTACCAGAAGATGATGATTGAGGTCCGCGCCCTCTACCAGTGGAAGGCGTGGAAGCCCGACGCGATCGTCTTGCACCTCGGCTAGTCGACTTGGAGCCGGGGCGGCCCCTTGGTCCCGGCTCCATCCTTTGAGGAGAGCCAGACATGGCAGCGAAGAAGAAGCCCGAACCAAAGGCTGCGGTTGAAGAAGCCGAGCCCAAGCAGGTTCACATGCGCCGCGGCGATGCCAACGCCTACGTGTCGCCTGAGGAAGTGGACACTTTCATCGAGGCCGGATGGGAGAAGGCATGAACAAGGTCCACACCATCAAGGGCCTCATCGACCGTGATCTGCTCACTGTGAACGACATCGTGAGCGAGGACGACAATTCGCGCGCAGTTGCGACCGAATGGTTTCTCGATGGTGAATTGGTGCGGCGCGATGTCGCGGTTTCGATCCTTCGCGGCCAAGCTCTGGCTGGCGAGCAAGCGGAGATGGCATAGTGGCGAACACTCAGGCAATTTGCGACAGCTTCAGGGTCGACCTGCTCAACGGCACTCACGCCTTCGGAGCGCAGGGCGCTAACGGTACCCGCACCGTCACCACCAAAGACGTGTTCAAGGCCGCGCTGTATCTCGCTACAGCGACGATCAACCGCTCAACGACCGCTTACTCGGCGACAGGAGAACTCGCAGCCACCGGCAACTATACTGCTGGCGGCGTCACCGTCACGAACGCCACCGCTCCAGCAAACACTGGCGGAACAGGCATTGTCGCCTTCTGGACGCCATCTGCTTCTCTATCGTGGGCCAACCTCACCAGTTCGGGCGCGTTCGATGCTATGCTGCTCTACAACTCGAGCAACACGGCCAATGCGGCAGTCGCGGTGTTCACGTTCGGCTCGCAGAGCGTCACGGCTGGCACATTCACCCTGACGATGCCGACCAACGATCTTACCAACGGGTTGATCCGCCTCTCGTAAGACCCCTTATCAGGAGGTCTGACGCATGTTCTTCGTCGGCTCGAAATCAGGCGGTTACTCCTCCACCAGCACGCAATCTATCTCACTGACGAACCTGCTTGGCATCGGTGGCACATCGCTCACCGTCAAGCAGGGCGACCTCGTTCTGGTCAGCGTCTCGCATTCGATGGCGACCACGGCCAGCAGGACGCTGGCGCAGCTCACGCCGGTTGATCCGTCTGCAGCCAACTATAGCAGCCCACTCGGTTCGTCGGTCCAGTCCAGCGATAGCAATGCTGTCTCGCTCGGCCTGTTCTACAAGTTCATGGGGTCCACCCCGGACGCAACGGTAACGCTGCCGGCCTGCGCTGCTTCGACCAACAGCATTGCCTACACAATTGCGATTTGGCGCGGAGTCGATCAGACGACGCCGTTCGCGGGGGTAACGGTCACAACGGCGAGCGGGGCCAACACCGGCCTTGCCGATCCGCCATCGGTCACGACCCCGACAACGCCCAAGGATTGCGTGGTAGGCGGAGCGTTTGGTGCTGCTGTCGCTTCGGCGAGTGTGTTCACGAACAGCGGGGCCACGCCTTACGACACGGCGACCAATCTCTTTTCCTCTGGCGTTCAGAACACCGCCACCAACCGCGCCGTCAGCGGCATGGGCTTCAAGCGCGGCATGGCCGTCAGCACGGCGTTCAATGCGGCAATCACCGGCTCGACAACGACCAATACGGGATCCTGGGCAGCGGTCGCTTTCGTCCTTAAGCCAGACACAAGTCTTTCTGCCGGTTCAACCCTTACCGACGACTTCAGCTCCGATAGTCTGACAGCCGGAACGCCTGACGGGTTCAACCAGAACGCTGCTTGTACCGCCACTGTGACGGGTGGCGAACTCGTCATTCAACCAGACAATGCGACGGTCGGATATAATGGGCGATACAGCAGCGCATATTACTCATTGCGTGGGCAGTCGATCTACGCCGCGCTAACTCAAGCACCTAGTGGAGTTTCGAATCCCGGCTTCTCGGACACATTCTTTGGCTTCGCTTCGGACGATCGGGGAAACATAGGAATAGGAGTCTACGTCAACGGGGCGGGAGCTCTCACTCTGCGTCGTGGGCCAAACGGTGCCGATATTGGTTCGGGCACGTCATATAATTCGACCAATCACTTCTTTTTCCGCCTCACGCATAACGACAGCAACGACCATCTGTTGCTTGACGGCGCTCCGAACAGCAGCGGGTCTCCAGGAACGTGGACGAACATCTATGACGTTTCGCGCCCGGTGGACGTGGACGTTGACTGCGGTCAAATCGCCTTCATTGGCGGCAACTTTGGCGGCGGTTCGACCCCAGGCGCGATCAAGTGGGACGGCCTTAACACGTCTCTAAGCGCAGGGACTTCCGTAGCGCTCACCGGGCAATCCGTATCTGGTGCGATCGGATCACTGCTGGCGGCGACGGCTCTGGCCTTGTCGGGCGGTGCCCTCACAAGCTCTCAGGGCACGGTACAGCAGGGCGCGCCGCTAACCGGTCAATCGGTTGCTGCAGCCAAAGGGACGGCCTCTGGCGCTATCTCCGTCGCGCTCACGGGCCAATCGCTTTCGGTTGCACAGGGCAATGTCGCGCTCGCAGGTCCGACCCTCACCGGTCAATCTGGAACGGTCGCCCAAGGGACCGCAGTTCCCGTCACGTCGATTGGTCTTACCGGACAAGCGCTTTCTGTCGCTCGCGGGACGGTCGCGCCAACATCAGCACCGGCCCTCAGTGGTCAGGCTCTCGCCAGTGCGCAAGGCTCGGTGCTGCAGGGCGCTCCAATCACCGGGCAAAGCACGGCTGTAGCCCAAGGCTCGGCTGCGCCAACTGTATCAATTGGCCTCACCGGCCAATCGGTTTCAGGTTCAAGCGGCTCAGTCTCGCCATCTTTCGCCCCAGCACTTTCAGGCCAAAGCCTTACTTCGGCAGCGGGTTCTCTGGTTGCTGCCCGGAGCTTCGGTTTAAGCGGGCAATCTCTGGCCGGGTCGCAGGGGTCGGTCCTCGCTTCCTACGCCCTCGCTCTACTCGGGGGATCTCTCACTGCCTCGCAAGGGATCGTCACGGTCGCGGGGTCGTCCAACGTCACAGCGGCATTAACCGGCCAAGCATTAAGCATTGCTCAAGGGCTGCTCACGTCCTCGATCAGCGTTGGCGTTACCGGACAGCAGGCGACTGCAGCCAGAGGAGCGGTCATTGCAGCGCCCAGTATCGGTCTAAGCGGGTCCGCCGCGCAACTGACACAGGGGAGTGTCAGCGCGGGTCGGTCGGTTGCTCTGGCCGGTCAATCCCTCACCAGCGGGCAGGGAAGGGCGACATTCAGCCCGACTCTGACTGGCCAAGTCGCTGTCGTCAGTCTCGGTACGCTGATCCCGAGCATATCGCCTGCGTTAGTGGGGCAGGCGCTCACTCTTGCTCAGAACGATCTGACGACGCGCCCTGCCGTCACCTACCCGTTGGCGGGCGTCTCGCAGCCCTATCCCGGCGTACCGCAAACCTATGACGCGCTCCCCGCTCAGCCGTACCCAATAGATACCGCTCAAACCTATCCGCTGGAGGGCAAGAGCCAGAATTATCCGCTGTGAGGACCGGCTGAATTGGCTTTGATTACCGAGGATGGAACGGGGCTCGCGAATGCGGAGAGCTATATCTCCGTCGCGGACGCCGACACGCGCCTCGGTAATATGGGCATGACGACTTGGGCGACACTGGTCCAGGCCGAGAAAGAACAGGCACTCAGGCGCGCCACGGCGTACATCGAACAAGCCCTCAGAGAACGCTGGACCGGATACCGCCTACACAAGTCGCAGGCCCTGTCATGGCCGCGCTGGTACGTTGTGGTGGACGGCTATCCGATCGATCCCAATGTCGTTCCCGCCGATGTCGCCAATGCCACCGCCGACCTCGCGCTCAAATCCGCTGCCGGTGATCTGAATGAGGACCTGTCCCCTCGCGTCATCCGGAAGAAGGTCGGCCTGATCGAGACAGAATATGACCGCTATTCGCCGCAGTCGAAGCGATACAGGGCGCTCGAAATGGCTCTATCCCCATACCTCAAGGGATCGTCCTCAAATGCGATGTTGGTGAGAGCGTGAGTTATGCTGACGACCAGACCAGCGCCAAGCAGCTCCTGGCCGAGGCAGGGCAGGCCGTGACGCTGACTCCGCCCACCACCGGGACATATGACCCGAACACGGCGACGGTGACTGGAGCTGCGCCTACTCCCGTCACGACAAACGGCGTTGTGCTCCCACTTTCGCGCGGGCTCAAGCATATGCCGGGGACGGACATCACCGCGTCCGATCAGCAGCTCTTGCTTCCCGGCGATATTGCCGAGCCGGTGCTCGACACCAAAGCAACCATCGGCGGCGTCGACTACACGATCAAGGAAGTTGCTCCGCTCAATCCTGGTGGGACAGCACTTCTCTATGACTGCGTCATTCGGGGGGCTCCATAATGGGCAGCTTCTCGGTCCAGCTTCAGCAGTTCGCCGACAAGACGAGCAAGCGCGCCGATGACATCGTTGGCCGCGTTATCGTCGGCATTGCCCAGCGCCTTGATGAGCGCTCTCCTGTGGGAGATGCAACCTATTGGCAGAGCAAGCCGCCCAAAGGCTACACAGGCGGACGCTTCAGGGGCAACTGGCAGCTCGGCATCGGGATTATCCCCGCAGGCGAGACTGGCCGCATCGATCCTTCTGGTTCGGCAACGCTCGGAACGATCATCGCGTCGATACCGGATCAGCCAGCAGGAACGATAGCCTATCTATCGAACAACGTTCCATACGCCCAACGGATAGAGGACGGCTGGTCGCGTCAGGCTCCCCAGGGCTTGGTCGGAATTACCGCGATGGAGTTTCAGCAGGTCGTTGACCAGGCGGCAGCGGCATGACCGCGCTTCCCGCAGTCCGCGCCGCGCTCGAAACGCAGCTGGCGACCATCTCTCCCCCGATCGACACGGCTTATGAGAACACGCCCTACGTTCCCGTAACCGGCACACCCTATCAGCAGGTGACGCTTCTCCCGGCCACCCCGGCGAACATCGAGATAGGCCCTGCCTACACCGAGCAAGGGCTGTTTCAGGTCAATTTGTTTTATCCCAAGGATACCGGGGCAGGTGCTGCGCAGGCCCGAGCCGAACTGATCCGCGCCAAATTCCCGTTTGCCGCCTCGCTCATCAACGGCGGGGTCACGGTGAACGTCATCAATACGACTGAGATCGGCCCCGCACGACCCGAGGACGATCGCTTCATGGTGCCTGTGAGGGTCCGTTGGTCGGCTCGAATCGGAGGATAGGACAATGACCGCAGCACAGGGCTTATACAAAAAGATTGCGTACAAGAAGCAGACCGCGCTCGGATCGGCTGCCTCGGGCTCTGGCGGACAGCTGGTGCGCCGCGACAAGGCGACCTTTGCGAAGGTGAAAGACATCTTCACCTCCGACGAGATCAATAGCTATCAGCAGTATAGCGGCGACAATTTCGGTTCGTCCAAGACGACCGGCTCGCTCGATGGCGAGCTTTCGCCCAAGACCTACGCCGACTTCCTCGGTTCGCTCAATCGCTCGGCATTCGCGGCTGGCGTATCGGCATCGGCTGCTTCGCTGACGATTGCTGGGGCTGGGCCGTTCACCATCACTCGCGCGGCGGGTTCCTACCTCACCGATGGTTTCAAGGTCGGCGATGTCGTCCAGATCACTGCCGGCACCTACACGGGCATTGCCCGCAACCTCAACATGGTCGTGACGGCCCTGACGGCAACCGTGATGACGGTGATCGTCCCCAACGGCAAAGTGCTGTCGGCACAGGGACCGATTACCTCTTCGACTATCGCCGTAGTCGGGAAGAAGTCGGTCACAGCGAGCACCGGGCAGCTCAACGACTATTACACGATCGAAGAGTGGCTTTCGGACATCTCCAAAAGCCGCCTCTATACCGACACGCAGGTTGCCACTGCCGATATCACGATTCCGGCTAATGGCGATTGCAAGATCGCGCTCACGTTCATGGGTCTCGGGCGCACGCTCGGCGTGGCGCAGGTGCTCACGACCCCAACCACTGAAACGTCGACGTTCATCCTCTCTGGTGTGAATGCTGTCATCATGGTGAACGGCACGCAGCAGCTAACCGCGACTTCGCTGAGCATCAAGGTCGACGGCCAGCTCGCTCCTGGCGAGGCGGTGATCGGTTCCAAGACGATCAGTGACAACGTGAAGGGCGACATCAAGGTGTCCGGCTCATTCTCCTTGGTGAAGCAGGACGAGAGCGGAGCGACGATCTTCGAGAACGAAATAGCGGTCCAGATCATCGCGGCCGTGTTCAACGACACCACTGACAACGCTGCGTTTGTGTCGTTCTCGATCCCAGCTGCGAGCGTGCTTACCGACGAAAACGATGACGGCAAGAAGCAGATCGTCTCAAGCCATAATTTCACAGCCGAATACAATGGTTTGAGCGGCGGAACCGGCCTCGCGACGGACTCGGGGATCATCTCGATCCAGGACAGCGCAGCGTAAGCTTAGCCGCGGGAGAGGCGCGGTTTACACAGGTCACCGGGGGCGCGTTCCTCTCTCGCTCCCGGTGGCACAAGAGAGGAAGATAACATGGCAACGAAAAAAGGTGGGTTTAACCTCGCGTCGCTCGATACTGTCGCGGCGTGCAACAAGCCCTTCGAGGTCGAGATCAAGAGCGTGAACGGAGATCCGACCGGCTTCTTCGTGTCGGTCCTAGGGGCTCACAGCGATGTCTACCGTGGCCGCATCCGTGCCCTAGCCGATGAATCCCTGCGTAAGCAGGCGACGGGCAAGGCCACCGCAGAGACACTGGACAAGCTGGAAGCCAAGAATATCGACGCGCTCGTGGCGGCGAGCGTTGGATGGCGCTTTGGCGATGCTACTGTTGTCCCTCTCGATGATGAGGAACTCGACTTCAGCCCAGCCAATGTCCGCAAGGTTTATGAGCGCCTGCTGCCGGTTCGTGAACAGGTCGCGGAGGCAATCAACGACCTCGCAAATTTTATGCCGCGCTAGTCGAGAGTTTCGAGGCGTTCGCCGACTTCCAGTTCATGCTCAACGAACCGGAAGAGGATGGAGCGCCGCTGCTCGACCATTTGCTGGCGACCGAACGGCAGACAGGCAAGCGTCCACAGATCCTTTTAGATGCCCCCAAACTACCTGATGGCTGTGAGGATCTGTGGGCGATATTCAATGAGCTTCACGGCTGCCGGGGATCGAATGGCTTTGGCCCGAGCCGGATCACGTTCGTTGATATAGACGCTTGGCAGCGGATTACCGGAGTTCGTCTTTTGCCGTGGGAAGTCGACGCAATCCGCCGTGCGGACAAGGCGTTTCTCTCCCGCTGGGACGAAGCGAACAGAGCGTCTCAAGGATGATTTAAGGCGCGGTCCACAAGTCTCCGGATGGCCTCCGCGCGCCCAGGAAGGTCTGGTTGCGTCCGACGCCATTCGTCGATTTTCTTCAGCCACTCCTCAGAGGCGCGCATCTGGAACGGTCTATCGTGGATCAGGGCCATTGCCACATTGTATTGTATGTGTTGACACATTAATAGTGTCATGTAATGACGTGCGGATGGACAGAGAAGAATGGCGAGCAATCCCCGGCTACGAGGGATACTACGAAGTCTCCTCCCACGGGCGTGTTAGGTCACTTCCACGGACCATGAAACTACGTGGAAGGTGGGGAGAATATGAGCGCACAATTGACGGCAAGATAATTCGTCAAGTCCACGGGAACAGTCATTGGATGTATCATTCGGTCTGCCTCCACAATGGGCGAGACAGGCCGAAGCGGTATTTCGTTCATAGGCTGGTATGCGAGGCTTTTAACGGGCCGCCGCCGCAAGGCGAGAAGAGAATTGTCGCGCACAACGATGGTGACTGGCGAAACAATTATTACGCGAACCTCAGGTGGGCGACCTATCTTGAAAACAGTGCCGACGCCAAGGCGCATGGGCGCACGTGCAAAGGAACGCGAAACAAGATCGCAAAGCTTAATGACGATAAGGTGCGCGAAATCAGAAGTGCCGAAGGCGTAACCCAACGCGAACTTGCGCGTCGGTTCGGCGTAAGCCAAAGCCAGATTTGGATGGTTCGTTCCCGAAAATCATGGCGGCACTTGTAATAGCACAACCCTAACTCCCGCTCCCGCCGCAGACATACCGTCTGCGCGATGACAGACCTTGCGAATTTGGTCCTGGCGGTCGACTCGACTTCCGTTCCCAAGGGCACCGCTGCGCTCAATGAGCTAACGGCTGCTGGCACGCGGGCGGAAGCGGCAGCGATCGGTCTCGGCAGAGGCAGCAAGACGGCTGCTGCCGAAGGTGTCGCAATGGCAACTGCAGCCCAAGCAGCTGCCCGCGCTGCGATGGATCAAGCATCAGGGTTCAAGGTCGCGACCGATGCTGCGCGCGTCAATACGCTGGCGCTTCGTGAATCGCTCGTCGTGGCGCGCGAGATCAGCCGCGGTAACTTCACGCGCATTCCCGGCTCACTGACGCTGCTGGCCCAAGGCATCGGCTCACAAGGAGGCATCAGCTCCTTTTTGTCGGCCATTTCGCAGCAGATCGGCCTCGTCAAAACACTCCAGAACGCCGAACTCGCGGAAGCAGCGACGGCCGCCGCGAACGCTGCTGCAGGTGTCGAGGCAGCAGCGCGTCGCGCGTCGGCTAATGTCATGGCTGCCGACACCGAGATTGCGCTTGCCGAGGCGCAGGTTCGCGTGACGGAAGGCACTTCAGCAGAGGCGGCGGCCCAAGCGCGTCTTGCGGCAGCGCATGAAGCTGTTGGTGTCGCAGCGGCAGAGGCCGCGGTTGCCGAGGATGCACTCGCCGTAGCGATGGGCCGCGCAAACGAAGCGCAAGCGGCATCCGCTGCTGCGTCGCGGACGGTGATTGGAGGAGCCGGGATAGGGCTTATCGGCCTCGGCATCGTTGCTGCTGTCGCCTATGGAGCGGTCAAGCAGTTCCAGGACCAGGTTAAGGAGAGCGGACAGCTCGACGATTTTGCAGACAAGCTGAACTTGACCGACGCACAAATCAAAAAGCTCGGCGGCAGCGTCACCTATCTCGGCCACAACATAAAAGAAGTGCACGGACTGACCGTCACGTTTGGCGATGTCATGTACGCCGTGTGGCATGAGATCGGAAGGGAAGTCAGCAACGCCGGCCCGTGGAACGCGATGGAGGCGGCAGCGACGGGCGCCTTCAATGCCATTCTCTCGGCGTGGAACAAGGTGAGCGCTGGAATCAGCGCTGGTCTCTTCTTCATTATAGATGCCGGAAAGGCCGCCATCAACGGCTCGCTGTTCACTGGCAAGTTCGATGCCATCGGCGACATCAAGAGCCGCTACGCCGACGAGCTCAAGCGCAATGCGGACGCCTTCGGCCGTATTGGCGCTGGCGCTATCGCGCACCGTGAAAAGACGCTGCAGGATCTCTCGGACGGCAACAATCCGCGTGCCCCGAAGAAGCCGAGGAAGGAAAGCGATCACGGCCTCCAGGAGGCGCTCGACAAGCTCGATGCCGAGATCAAGGGCCAGTATGCGCTCGCAGCAGCCTACCAAGTCAGTGACGTTGCCGCCCAGCGGGCGATTGCTCACCAGAAAGCTGCTGAGGATGCGATCCAGCACAAGGGGCTAGAGACGCAGTTCTACGCCAAGGAACTACAGAAGGCGGTTGCCGAAGACGTAGCAAGGCAGGCCAAGAGCAACGCCGATCTTCAAACCGAAACGTCGATCCGTGCACGGCTGAACGCCCAGGTTGCCAATGGGGCGATCAATCTCGGGCAATACAACAGTGAACTAAAGCTGCAGACTACGCTGCACCATCTGAACGTCGATCTGGAAAACGCCGATGCTCAGCACAAGGGTGTCGTTCTAAACATCATCAAGCAGACGGTCGACCTCCAGACAGAGCAGCTCCAGCTCGAGGCTCAGCTAAACGCGCTCAAGCAAAATACAGCCAACGACAATGAGATCGCCAGACTGCAGCTCGAGACGCGGCTGATTGGTGCATCGAACAAGGAGCGCGCCGTTGCCTTGGCCCAACTGTCGGCGATGCAGCAGCTGAAGGAAATCGACCCGAATGGCCTGTTGACTAAGGGAGAGCGCAACGACTTCGTCGGAAAGCAAGTCCTGAAAGCTCAGCTATCGGTCCAGACGCCTTTCCAGCAATGGGCGCAGAATATTCACACGTCATCTGCTGGCATTCTGCAGGATCTGCAGCAGATTGAGTTCAGGGGCTTCGACAACCTCGCCTCTTCGATTGCCGATGTCGCCACCGGCACCAAGAGCTTGGGCGCGGCGTTCCGCGACATCTCGCGCCAGATCATCAACGATATCATCCAAATGACGGTGAGGATGCTGATATTCCGCGCGGTCAGCAGCATATTCGGCAGCAGCAGTGGCATTGGCGGAGCTGGAGCGGGATTATCGGCTGCAGGTGCCGTCGCTGGTGCCAGAGCCTCAGGCGGCCCTGTGTCGTCGGGACAGACCTATCTCGTCGGCGAAAAGGGTCCGGAGCTGTTTCGCCCATCCTCGTCGGGAGCGATCATCCCCAACCATAAGGTCGCAGCCAACAACAATGGGCCAATCGAGATCAAGATCGGCTTTGGCGATGCGCCCGACTTTGCTCCTTACGTACAAGAAGTCTCGGCAGCTCACGCCAATCAGGCTGTGGCGATCTCGGTAGATCATACGAACAAGACGTTGAGCGCACTCGCCCGTCCCAAACTGATGGGGCGGTGACATGTCGCTTATCACCGCGCCTGCCTTCGCATTCAGAGAGATAGAGTGGGAGCTGGATCAGCCGGCGCAAGTCAATCGCTCGCAATGGACTGGCAAGCGCACTGTGGTCACGTCGCCTTGGCACGGCATCTGGCGCTCCACGATCTATCCGAGGACCGAGCAGGGCGAAGCTAATTTCCGGGCACTGCGCGGCTTCTTTGTGAACCTCCAGGGACAGGTCAACACCTTCCTGCTGCCCGCCACCGAAGCGGCCCAAGGGGTTGCCGATACAACGGTCGCATCCGGAGGAGCGCAGGGAAGCCTGACGCTCGTCATGGCCGCATCGCGTACCGTGACAACCGGAATGCTGGCAACCGTCACCCTGCCGAGCGGCAATTTTCAAATGGTCATGATTACCGTCGACAGCACGGGAACGACACTGACGTTCAAGCCCGCGCTTCGTGAATCGGCCGCAGTCGGAGCAGCTGTGGCGCTATCTAGCCCGGTTTGCCAAGTCGCGATGGCGGATAGCAAATTCCGGTGGAGTGTCGGCTCGTGGCGGCGATACTCGACCAACGGAATTGCCGTCGAGGAGGCTTTCTAGTGCCGACCCTCGACAGTACCGCAAAGGCGGCGGTCAACAGTAGCTTCGCCCCGGCGTGGTTCATTTATCTCGACATTCTCTCCGATCCGCTGCGCGTCACTACGTTCGGTGCCAATGTTGCTTTTTCCGGGACAGGCGACAGTGACCTAGACGGCAACACCTTCACAGCATTCGCCGGAAAGCTGATTGAGGTCAGCGATGTCAGCAATGGAGAGGCGGGGTCTGAAACCCTGACCATCACGCTTTCCGGCATCGTCAGCATCGATACCACACTGGTCAATGAAATCGGCGACAAGACCAAGTGGCAGGGACGCACCGCAAGATTGTGGTTCAGGGTCTATGACGCGGCCGGCGTAACCGCCCAAGGCGCGATCGTCTCTTTCTACACCGGGTATATGAGTTCTGTTCGCCTGATTGCCGCGCCGGAAAGCCAGACGATCCAGCTCTCGATCGAAAATTACCTCGCCTACACGACCCAGGCGTCTAACCGCTCCTATCTCAACCAGAAGGATTACGATTCTGCCGACACTAGTGCGGCGGCGACGATCACTGCGGCCAATGGCCTGAGGCGCGATTCTGGAGCTGTTGCCGGTTATTCTGGTTCTGGCGGTGGGCCGGCCAGCAATATCCGCGAACCCACACTGACGCACCTCGTATGAGCCGTCATCCGCAATGGGAATCTCGCTTGAGCGCTCTTGTCGCCAAGCGCATGAATGCTCCCTACGTCCCAAGTCGCCATGACTGCCTTTTGTGGCCAGCGGACGTGGCCAAGGCCGTAACCGGCACGGATCACGCGCGCGGGCATCGCGGCAAGTACAAGAGCACCGCAACGGGGTATCGCTATCTTCGCGAGAAGCTAGGGCACGACACCCCTGAATCGCTGCTCGATAGCCTGTTCGATGAGAAACCGGTTGGGTTTGCGGGCCGCGGTGACTTGGTACTCGCCGAAGATGGGATCCCGGCTGTGTGCATGGGCGCGTTCGCTCTGTCCGTAGGACAGGAGGGCAATCACGAAGGCTTGGTGCGCGTGCCTCGCGAGCAATGGATCAAGGCGTGGGCGGTCGGAGAACACCACAGCGGTGAATTGAAGCTCTCTAAAAAACGGAGGGCACCATCTCAAAAAAGATCATAGGCATTGCGCTCGCCGCAGTTTCGCTCGCGATTCCGATCGTAGGGCCCGCCATCGGGCTGTCCATTCTCGCGACCACGCTTGTTGCAGTCGGTGTGGGGCTGGCTGGAAGCTTTCTGCTTGGTCCGGCTAAGCCCAAGGGCCTGAGTACCAGCCCTAGTGACAGACTGACCGCCACGCTGGTTCCGACAGATCCCCGCAAGATCGTGTTCGGCAATACGGCAATGGCGACTGACGTTCGCTATCAGGCGTTCACCGGGACCAACCAGGAATATCTGGAGATGATCGTCTGTGTCGCCTCGCACGAGGTGAACGCGATTTCCGAAATATGGCTGGACAATGAGAAGGCGTGGAACGGCAGCGTTCTCGGGAGATACGTTGGTTATCTGACTGTCACGACCAGAACGCTTGGAACCAGTGCCAACGGCATTGCCATTGATGGCACATGGACTTCGAGCTGCACCCTCACCGGATGCGCTTACGTCTACATGAAGTTCAAGCTCACCGGAAACTCGGACAAGGTAAGCAGTCCTTTCTCTGGTGGCGTCACTTCCCGCATGACGATCCGCGGCAAGGGTGCCAAGGTTTACGATCCGAGACTCGACAGTACGGTTGCTGGAGGCTCTGGAACGCAGCGCGCCAACGACCAGACGACGTGGGCGTGGGATGACAACGGCTCGAGGAACCCTGCGCTTCAGGAACTGTGGTACGAACTCGGCTGGAAGATCAATTCCAAGCTTGCCGTGGGCAAAGGCGTACCGCCTGCCCGCATAGATCTTGCCAGTTACGCGGTCGGCGCGAACGCCTGCGACGAGAGCGTTACATTGAACGGCGGAGGAACAGAATCCCGCTACCGCAGCGATGGCGTTCTTTCAGAAGCGGATGACCCAGGAGCGGTCAGGGACAATCTCTGCGCCACGATGAACGCGGTCCTGAGGGACGCAGGCGGCAAACTAGCTCTAACAGTCCTTCACGACGATCTTTCGACGCCGGTCACTCCATCTGGCAAGAGCGCGTTCGATGATAACGATGTGATGGGCGAGATGCAGTGGGACCAGACCCCTGACCTCAACCAGAGCTTCAACATCGTTCGCGGTCGGAGAATAGATCCGTCCGATAATGCTCTCTACCAGGCTGTTGACGTTCCCGAAGTCGGCCTGACGAGCATCGACGGCATCGATCGCATCGACACTGTCGATTACGTCATGGTGCAGTCCAATGGTCAGGCGCAGCGCCTGATGAAGCAGAGGCTGCAGAGGAACCAGTATCAGGGACGGCTGAGCTTCACCGGGAAACCCAGCTTCTGGGGCCTCAACATCGGAGATGTCTTCCCGCTTACCCATGCCGCCTTCGGATGGTCGGCCAAGCTGTTCCGTTGCGCCGGCCAGAAGATCAGCCGGACAGGCGAGACGCAAATCGTCGCGATTGAGGAAAACAGCGCGATCTATGCATGGGCCAATAATGAGGCTGCTGCCGTCACTCCTGGCGCACCTGTGGTTTACAATCCAGTCAATGACCCGCTTGTCAGCGGCATTACCGACATCAACGGTACAAGCATCTTGGGAGACGCCAATAGGGTTCGCTTCAGCCAGATGGAGCAGGGCGCGCTTGGCTACAACCTCCTCTACAACTCTGCCAGCTTGCCCTTCACTCTAGGAAAGACAGTGGCCTCGGGCTACAACATTGTTCAAATTGGCGTGACATTCACGGCGGCCAGTCAGGTCGTCATTATCGGGACCGATTTTAGCAAGGCAGCTTTCCGCATTCCCGTAACTGCTGGAGAGCGAATTTTCGTCGGCCTCCGCACCCAATGCGACCCTCCGGGGGGCGTGTCGACGGGAAGTTGGCAATATTTTATCCGATTTATGGATAGCTCGGGGACTTATATTAGTGGGAGCGGCGCTCAAATCGGTGCCGGGACCGGCGACTCCTTCGGAACGAGGATCGGCATATTCACCAATGTTCCAGCTGGAGCATTCTCTGCATACATTGAGGGCGATCTAAGCTCGGATTCTTCCACTGGCGCTGCATCAATCGGCATCATCGAACCGATGGTGGTCGGTGCTACAGCTACCCAGACGGCTTGGCCTGCGTTCAGTCCAGGACCAAGCAGCGAGTTCGGCGCGGACGTTACAGCAAACCTTGTCGGCCCAGCTGCGTCTGATGTGAATTACGACAACCCAGGAACGACATTCCAGAGCGCGCTAGACCTCAATTACAAGGTGCAGACATTCGCCGGAACCGTGACGAGCGGCGTGACGATGACTTACAAGGTCAAGTCGGGAACGTTCAACGGCTTCAGCTCGGCCAGCGGCGCTCAAACGATGACGGTCACAAGCGGCGCGGCGACAATCACGCCAACGTCGCTCGCGACAGACAGTGCGACAATCGAGGTCACGGCAATCTATAATGGGCGTACACTGCCCGCCTTCACGACCGTTCTCAACAAGGTTCTAGCGCCAGCAACTCCCACAGGCACGGGCGGAGGTGGGGGAGGCTCGACTGACGTTCCCTCTCAAACCAGCGGGTTCACCGCGATCAATACCGCCACGTTCACGACCATCACGTCTAGCCTCACCTTCACCATGCCTACAGGCAAGACAACACTTCGCTGTGTCGTCAATCTGTCGTGCAAATATGGAAAGACGGCCAACCAAGTCGGGCCGTGGGACGTGGAGTTCAAGGTGCAGCGCGGAGGCGTGGATCAGGGCACGACTCAGCACTCGAACCCAGATCCCGAAATCGTGAACGATCCCGACTTTGGCGACGTAGCCAATCCGGGAACGATGCAATACACTCTCGACATGACTGGCCTCACCGTGGGCGTCCAATATACCGTTGTTCTGCAGGCTCGGGTTGCAACCGGAACCCTTCCGACCAACGGCGTCAACATGACCTTCTCTGGCTCTGTAGCATTGAGCGCGCCATGATCCTGATCGAACAAGATGGCCGCAGGCAGCTCGTGGCCAGCCTCGATGGCTACGATGCCGCCACGGTTATTAAGGAGAATGTGGCTGAACCCCCTCCTTATGTCACGGCAGATGATCTGGATGACGAAGGCTCTATTCCACTAGAACTGCTCAAAAACATTCTGTGGGCGCGCGTAAAGGAGATCCGCGGCGAGAAGGAAACAGGGATTGCTCCAACTCCTCTAGGTGATGTTCAGATAGACGAAAAGAGCAAGGCCAAGATTATGGGTGCGCTCGACTTTTGTAAGCTCAAGGAGGAGCAGGGCCAGCCCTTCACGATGAACTTCACGATGGCCGACAATACGCGCGTCGTGCTCGACAACATTAAAGTGCGCCAACTAGCGGGGGCTGCGGGTCTCTACGTCGCCCAGCTTTATGATTATTCCTGGACGCTCCGCGATGCGATCGAGGCAGCAGCTACTACAGACGAAATAGGTCAGATCAACGTTGAGACTGGCTGGCCATGAGCAGCTTCACGGAACCCTTGATCGTCGAGGTTGAAAGCAGGGAGCGCAGCGGGATTGGCTTGGTCAAGCTGGCCAAGGAGTTTTCATATTACCTTGAGGACGGTAGCGACACGATCGCTATCCCTGTCGGATATGAAACTGACTTCTGCTCGATCCCTAGGTTTGCAAGGCCCGTCTTCTGCACGATGGGCAAGTCGGCAAAGCCTGCGCTGCTTCACGACTGGCTGCTGCGAAACAAGGACAAGCGTGCAACGCGGATATTCAACGAAGCGCTGAAGGTGGCAAACGTCAGCACAGTTGGGCGCTGGATCATGGTCGCGTTCGTCTTTGTGTGGACGTTCTCAGAACTCCACTGATTAGCCTCCAAACCTAACCGCCGCTCCCCTCAGCGCTCTAGCCATGCGTCATGGCCAGCGCGAAAGATCGGCTTCACGCGCCCCCTTTTGCGCAAGGGCGCGCGTAACTGTGCCCACCCCTGTTCCCACCGACAGCCTTAACTGGACGATCGCTGGTTTCTGGATGGCCGTTCTGGCCTTCTTCGGCGTTCTCCTTCGCCAGATCGGCCCGTGGCGCAAGCAGATCAGCGATCTGGAGGAGCGCCTTCGGCTAGAGCTGTTGCAAGAGCGGCGAAGGTGCGAAGCCGAGCTGCGCGTAGTTCGTCACCGCACGAGAAACCAGCGGCAGATTATCTATTCGCTGCTGCACTTGTTCGATCTTCCCGCGACCCGCCGCAAGGAACTGCTGGCGAGCATCCGAGCAGACTTAGCGGCTCTCGAGCAGGCAGAGGCAACCGAGAGCGGGATCGTCGCATCTGCTCTTGGTGATTCGGTATGACGGCCGCCAATTATGCCCCGTCACTCAGGCTCGTGCTCATTCACGAGGGCGGCTTCGTTTGCGATCCCCAAGACCCAGGTGGAGCGACATGCAAGGGCGTCACTCAGGCCGTTTATGATGACTGGCGAATTGGCGAGGGACTGGACAAACGTAGCGTCAAGCTCGTCAACGACTATGAGGTCGGGAAGATCTACCGTTCCCTATATTGGGACAGGATTTGCGGCGATGCACTTCCTGTAGGCGTAGATTATTGCTGCTTTGATTTTGCTGTCAACAGCGGCCCTGCGCGAGCGGCGCGATACCTTCAGCGCGCGGTCGGTGCGTTTCAGGACGGCGACATCGGACCGGCTACGCTGGCCTCCGTCAATAGCAGCCACATCCCTGACGTGATCGATAACGTCTGCGATGCGCGGCTGTCTTTTCTCAAGCAGCTGCCGATTTTCGACAGGTTCGGACACGGATGGACGACGCGGGTTCAGGACGTTCGCGCCAAGGCCAAGGAGATGGCGGCGTGAGCCTTTTTGTCGTCCGCAACCCGATCCGCCTGTTCGCGGTCATCTGCGTAGCCGTCACGTCCGCCTTCGTCATGGTGATGAGCTATCGCCTGCTGAACGTGCTGAGCGGGCCGGGATGGTGCGCCACAGCTCTCGGCGCCGGCAAGGCGACCTCGGTTGATGGCACGGTCAAGGGCTTGGATTCATGCGTTAACCTGCTGACCATTCAGCTCAAGAGCCTCGCAAACAACAGTTATATATTCGGCGGCGTCATCGCGCTCTGCCTGCTGACCCTGATTGTCATTGTGATCGCTGGCGGGCGCCTGACATTCAAAGGCCCAGCCAACATCGAAACCGACATCAGCGGCAATCCAGCGCCAGCAGCGGCACAGGCTGTTGCCGACAGTGCTCAGACGACCGCCAACGTCATCAAGGAAACCACGCCATGAGAGACGAAGGAGACCTCCACATGTCTATCGAGCCCAAAAGCCGCTGGACGCACAAATACCAGCACTATTCCGTCATCATCGTTGGCCTTCCCACACCGCAGGTCAAGGATGCGAACGACGCCAACTGGCAGCCTGCCGTTGCCTATCACCAAGAGGACAATGCTGGCGATTCAATGACGTTCGTCCGTCCCGAAAAGGACTTCCTCGCTAAATTCGTACCGGAGGCAAAATCATGACCATTGCGATCCTATTCATCATCCTCTCGCTCGTCTGCTTCATCGCCGCTGCGGCCGGCCTTCCCGAGAACTCGCGAGTCAACATGATGGCGCTCGGGCTTGTGTTCCTGACCGTCTTCTTCGCGCTCAATTCGGCGGTAATCAGGTAATGCCGGTCTTCCTCCTCTCGCTATTCGGGAAGCTCGGCATCCCGCCGCAGTTCCGCAAGGCAGCGCTCATCGGAACGGCAGTTGTGCTGCTCATCGCTATGCTGATGGTCGGCAAGTGTTCGTACGACAAAAGCGTCATTCGCAATCACGAAGCCAAGCAGGAAGCCGCGACGGCGAAAGCTGACCGGACTGCCGATACCCATGCGGCCGAGCAGAGGCGCGCAGATGACGCCCGTTCTACCACCGAAACACAGCAGATCAAGGAGGCTGTCAATGAAGCCGGTAACGATCCCGCTGCTCGCCGTGCTGCTTACTACAGTTGCGTGCGAAAACAGCAATCCGCCCGCAAGTCCGGCAAGCCATCCCCCGGCTGCTGACCTCACTTGCCCTGCCGAGCCCGATATAGCGGCCATGCTTGCTGCTGACCCCTCTGGCGTGAGCTTTGACGCTGCCGTGCGCTCCGCCGGCCAGCAATGCCGTGATGCGCTCCACCGCATCTGTATGTGGCACCGCGAGCGCGGACTTCAGATCGACTGCGACAAGCCACCGGAGCTAACGCCATGAACCGCTTCCACGTTCTCCTCCTCGCGTTGGTGCTCCTCATCGGAGTGATGCTCTTCGCCTGTCCAGCTCACGCAGCCAGTCAACCTCCGGTCATCACCGTTCCCGATGTGACCTGCGTCGAGAATGCATCCTGTACGCTCATCGTCACCAAGACCAAGGCGAACAGTTACTCACGAATCCAACTGACAACAGTCGACGGAACGGCCAAGGCGGGAATCGACTACCGCGCGCTTAACTCTACCTACACGCTATCGAATAACCAGACGCAGCTGGCCGTACCTCTGAGCCTGATCGACAACTCGACCTACCAGGGCTCACGAACCTTTGCCGTCAGGATCACCGTTCTCCGCTTTGCCCAGGTTGCAGCGAGCTACGTTCCGACAACGGTCACGATCACCGATGACGAGACGCCTCCACTTCCTCCGCCTCCATCAACGAGAGTAGCTGGCGAAACACCCATTGCCGACAACTTCGACGTATCCCAAGCGATCGAGCAGACATGGTATGGTCCTCTCGGCAGGGGAGGCATTGCCCCAGCTTCAGCCGATCCCGTGGGAGCCTTCCGCGAGTTCTGTGCACCGGGCCAAATCCTCAGGGACGACCCGATGGTCTATGCCGGCCAACCCGGAGCATCGCCGCACCTCCACCAGTTTTTCGGAAACGATAGAACGAACGGCAACAGCAATTACACCAGCCTCAGAACCACGGGCCAATCCACTTGCGGCAACCGTGGCTCAACTACCCCAACGAACCGCTCCGCTTACTGGATGCCGGCAATGCTGGATGGTACGGGCAACGTAGTCAAGCCAGACTACATGAACCTCTATTACAAGCGGAACCCTGCTTCAGACCCATATTGCAAGTCTCCTGACCTCGGAGGAATCGGGATCTGCGCCGACCTCCCCAACGGCATCCGGTTCATCTTCGGCGCCAACATGAAGACCATGACCGATGGTCCCACAGACGTTAATTCCCAGAACCACGACGCGATTACATTCCAGTGCTGGGCGAGCTTCGACAACTCGGTGAGCAACAACGGCCTCAACGCATATTATCATTCGATGGAAGAGGTTCGCGCAGCGGGTTGTCCGGTTGGAGCTCGGCTGATGATTATAGCCGCGGCCCCCAATTGCTGGGACGGACAGAACCTCGATTCAGCAGATCACAGGTCGCATATGACATGGTCGAACGGAGCAATGTATCCCGGCCAATTCTTCCGCGCCTGCCCGTTGGATCATCCGTACGTAATTCCCAATCTCGAGGTACAGGTCGCCTATACGATCGACGCCAATTTCGTCGCCGGCAAATGGCTGCTCGACAGCGACCGGCAGATGGATGCAAGCGGGATGCAGGTTGTACCCGGCTCGACCTGGCATATGGATTATTGGGAAGCGTGGAGCCCAACGGTCAAAGCTACTTGGCACCGTACCTGCATCAACCAGAAGCTGTCATGCGCTGGTGGAGACTTGGGGGACGGCACCGATATTCTGAAAGCCGATCATTATCCTAATACGGACTTTCCAACGCATGTGCTGGTGCCGGTGCCTTAGGCGCGGGGGAGGCTGCCGCCGCCACTTCCGACACCGCCCAAATGTTCCTCATATCGCGTGGTGCCGCATTTTGAGCATCGCATGGTCACAAAGTTGGTGTTGCT